TTCAGAGGATTCATAGCAAAAGCCTCAATTCCTGTCAGCCGGACTTCGATTGCCGAGCCATGTTGTTTTGTTTTGGTTTTTTGTATTGCTATCATATTATTTCCTATGGTTTAATTAAGTATTCAATACTTTCATACTTAATATAAACCTAGGGAAATTGATAGCTTTACTACAAAACCTATAAAACTATAAAATAAATATATAAAAGACTCATTCCGAAATCATCTACGCGTTGCACAAGGCTAACTCCGAAATCGTCTACGCGAATGGTCTTGCGCGCGTATGCGCGTGCCTGTGCCTGCCTGCCTGCCTGCGTGCGCGTGCCTGTGTGCGTGCGTATGTGTGCGTATGTGTGCGCGTTACGCGTGTATGTGCGTGGGCGCGCGTGGGTGTGTGGGTGCGCGTGTAGGTGTGCATGTGGGCGCGTGTGTATGCTTGCGCGTTGGTGGGTGGTATTTTTTGAGGGTATCACCTAGATTAAGGATTAAGATTTATTACCGGTGTATTGTTTTAAGGCTTGTGATGGGGGTTTTATGGGGTTTTCTCAGTCGAAGGGTGTGGTAACCTTACCTTGGGATAAAAAAAGCGTATTTAGGCTAATTTTAAGCAAAAAAAAACCCTAGAGAAGTTAATCCCTAGGGTTTCTTGTTGGTTGTTGTTGGTTAGTTGCTAGAAGGGCATTAATCCGGCTACCGCGTGCTTATCTTCTTCTAGTATCCTATCATATGTATCAGTTGAGTCATCCCAATTTGGGCAACTCTCATGCATTTCCATGATGATAGCTTGAGCTTCTTCTTCTTTAATCTCTTGGGCTTCTTGCATATCCTCATACATCCAAACTAAATGCTTGGTGTAGGTCTCAATTGGTAGGTCAAGGTTTGGAAGTTCCTCAAGTGAAAAGCCAAAGTCTAACTGAAAAGCGTCTACTAGATTGCGTTGCTCTTGGTGTGCTAGCTTGGAATCTAATGAGGGTTTGGAATCTTCTAGGTTAGATGTTAGATCTTCTGTATCTGTTATTATTGTTGAGTTTAGCATTGTTTTTCCTTCGTTGTTTTGTTTATGAAATTCTCGCCTTATTTGGCGTGCTTCATTATACATATAGGTGGAGAGGGTTTTCCAAGCACTATTTTGTCGTACGCGTTCGTGAAAGGCGTGCTAGCATGGGGAAAAAAAGTCAACTCAACGCGTTTCGCGCGAGGCAATCCGAAATTTGGTGGGGCATCCGTTATATATAGTACCCACCATAAAAATTTTGTACAGTTTTAAACAAATGTGCCTTTTAGAGCTGTTTGAATGGGGTTGCTATAGCTACCCTAATGCCATCGCATTGCCATCGCAAAGCTCTGCATATAGCAGTAGCAGTAAACCTTAGGTTTATAAGGATACAGTAGGTTTATAAATAAAGGTTTACTTATATGGTTTATAAACCTTAGGTTTAAACAAACAAACACATGGAAGGAATTTAATTATGGCTTATGAAGTTAAAGATATGACAGGCTCTATATTCACAAACCAGGGGAAGAACAAAGAGACACAACCCGATTTTACAGGTAACTTTAGAATAAAAGGTGTAGATTATTCTGTTGCTGGCTGGAAGAAGAAAGCACAAACAGGATTAGAGTACACTAGTTATAAAATAGAAGAAAAGCAGGAAAAAGCACCATTCTAAATGAAAGTAACATGTAAAGGAAAGGAATTTACCCAATATGAATGCGATGAAATTAACTCTATTGGAATTAAGACAGTCGAAAACTGGCGTGATGCAGAGGTTGGTGATTGGATACGGACTCATGATGGTAAGGCTCTTGAAGTTACTGGAAGGCGTTTCAAAAAGCTTAAGGGCAAGCGTAAGCAAATCACTTTTATACGCACAGGTTTTGGAGAAACCCCAACGTATTATACAAAAATCTACGCCAAGCAGCAAAAAGACTGGTCCGGTAACGACCTCATCTATAAGCAATATGTTAGAAATGTCCCAGCAACTGTATTACAAAAACAATTTGCAGACTATATCTCTAAATTTGGAGAACTGGACAAGAACGGAAAGTTTGATTCCGCCTCAATCGTTGACGCGTACACAAGCGCGTTTAGCGACAATAACCCTAAACAAGCGCTTAGAAGAGGTGTTAGAATTTTACGAAAAAAATATATATCTGATAGGATTAGCATGAACATTAGGGAGACATTATTAGAACATGGTATGGATGATAATTGGATTATCAATCAATATCGTGAATTAATTGATAGCGCCCCACCTAATGCAAAGTTAAATGCACTCAACCGCATATCAGATTTATTAGGTCATACTTTAAAAGAAAAAGAAGAGAAGACTCAAAATATTATTATGATTTCAGATGGAGATAAGAAACTGTTGGCAGAAGCTAGGCAAAAATTATCTGATAAAGATATTGGTCGCTTAATGAATGTTGTAAAAAATAAAGGAATACAAGGTGTTATTGACTCGGAAGATACCGGAAGCAACAATCACATTAGAGATTGATGAATCATATACAGGTGTTATTATGCTAGATGGTAAAGAAATGTTTGTAGAGCCTAAGGTATCAGCCTTAATTTTAAGCATGATTGAACAAGTAGATTCACTCAGCGAAAGATTAGATGTTTACGAAAAATACATAACAGGAACAGCCGATGCCTAATTACACATCAACAAATCAAATGAGATTTACAGACGGGACATCTCGTCTTATGACAACTTTAGAGGGAGGCAGGAAATCAAAGAGGAAAAAGCACCTAAAAAAATGCAAGGGATTAATGAAGAAATCAAAAAAATGATTTCAGACAGATTAGATTTAGGGCAATCTAAATATAATCAAGATGTACCGATAAACGATAATAGAGACTTTACACAGGAAGCACTAGAAGAATTACTAGATGCTTGCGTATATTTGTCTGCTCAAATATTGAGAATAAAGAATAAGGCATAATTTGGAACTATCTTATACACTAGAAGAGCGCGAAGCTTTAATGAAAAGAATGTACCTTGATATATTCTTTTTTGCTAAATTTATATTAGGCGACCCAGAGTTACCTATGCACTACCATATAAGATGTAAATCTCCAGACTTTCATAAAGATATTGTATCTAAGCTGCTTAATTTAGAAATAGGTTCTAAGTTGGCAGTTGTTGCTCCTCGTGGTCATGCTAAATCAACTCTAATTAACTTAGTTTATCCTTTACATCGCATTTTATTTGATGAAGAGAAATTTATTTTATTAATATCAGAATCTGAAAAGCAATCTAAATTTTATTTAGAAACAATTGGTAATGAAATAGAGTTCAATGAAAAACTTCGTTATTTTTTTGGAGATAGAAAAGGTAGAAACTGGGGTAAAGAAGAAAAAGAATTTATTGCAGGTTTTGATGAAAGAGGAACACCTAATAGTTATTGTAAAGTTTTAATTCGTGGTACAGGTCAGAAAGTTCGTGGATTAAAATATGGAGCATACAGACCAACACTAACAGTAATTGATGATGGAGAAGGTGAAAGGAATACAGCAACTCAAACTTTGCGTGACCAATTTAGGCAATGGCTTAATGGTGCTGTAATTGCTGGTTCTGGTGACTCAAAACTTATATTTATAGGAACAATTGTTGATGAGGAGTCGTATCTTAACAGAATTGCCGGTCCGCGTGCTTATGATAAGAATGGTAAGCGTAAGATTAAGGGATGGGACAGCATGTTCTTTCAAGCAGTACTACAAAAAAACGAACCAGGGTATTTTACGGCAAGTGGTAAAGAAATATTAGATGAAAAAGGTAAACCTAAGGTTTTATGGGAAGATTACCGACCTTATGATTGGTTGATTGCTGAACGCGATAGATTAGTTTCAGAAGGTGATGTAGCTTATTTTTATCAGGAATATCAAAATATACCAATGGATGACAGTTTTCGTGTATTTAAGAAAGAAAATATTAACTATTGGGAAGGACATTTTAAAAATGACAATGATTTTTCTGTTATTATCCAAAATGTTGAAGATGAAATATGGGATGTGCCTGTAAATGTATTTATGGGAGTTGACCCAGCATCAAGTGAAAATGTAAAAGCTGATTTTTCTGTTATTATGGTTATTGGAGTAGATGTAGAAAATAATATTTACGTTATTGACTACCATCGAGGTCAAATGGCTCCAATGGCTTTAGCTGATAAGTTAACCGAAATGATTGAATATTACAAGCCTAAATTAATAAATATAGAAGAAACAGGACATGTAATGCTTTCTGATTACATGATGAGAGAATCTAAAAGAACAGGAAAGTTTTACAACGTAAATCCTAAAAAAGCAATTAAAAGTAAGTACTATAGAATTAAACAATTGCAACCTTATTTTGCTAGCGACGCAATGAGAATTAAAGATGACCATTGGGAGTTAGAGCAAGAGCTTTTAAATTTTAAAGAACATGGAAGTTTTAAAAAAGATACTTTAGATGCATTAAGATGGGCAATTGATGATATATATGCACCTAGACATGGTTTTGAAGAAGATGGAACACGATATACAGGATATTCCTCATTTAAAGGTATAGATTGGGAAACTGGCGAAAGTGTGTTTGCATAGTATGTATAATAATAATTAATATGTGGTAGCATGATAAGTTTAAAAAATATAAAACTTGATGATGTATCTGCGTCTGATATTAGTAACGAATACGTTTACTATCAATCTTCAGCAGATGAACATAAGTTTCAAATGGCAGAAGATGAAGAATTCTATTTAGGATTACAATTAACAAGAGCGCAAAAGGATTATTTAGTTAGTGTCGGTCAACCACCTGAAGCAAATAATAAGATTAGACCTGCTGTTGAGCAAGTTTTATCTAATGTTGCTGGTGCTAGCCCAGAATGGGATGTTAGACCTACTGGAAAGACAGATTCTGAGGTTGCTTTTGTATATAATAAACTATTAGATAAAATCTGGTATGAATCTGATGGAGATAGACATTTTAGAACTATTGTAAAAGATTATACTATTAAAGGTCTTGGTTATATGTATGTATATCCAGATTGGCAAGCAGAACAAGGCAGAGGCGGTATTAAGGTAAAAAGAGTCGCGCCAGAGAATATGTATGTTGACCCTAATTCTACTGACCCATTTTTTAGAGATGCAGCGTCTATAATGCTTTCAGATACTAGTACAAAAGAATCTATGAAAGTAATGTTTCCTGAACATGCAAATGAAATAGAAGATGCGCATGAAGATTACAGAGACGATGATTACGCTACTTCTAAATACAATAGAGATGACATTATAAGAAGAAGTGATGTAAATGACGATGGTCAACCTAAAGTAAGAAGATTTATACGATGGTCAAAAGTAAGTGAAGAACAAATTTTATTAACAGATAAACTTACTAAAAGACAGAAAAGTTTTAACAAAGAACAATACGATGAATTTAAGTCTACTAAAAGATATAAGGCTTATATTCAAAACAATCAAGTAGAAGAAGAAAAAATATTTATAACTAGAGTTCGTGAAAGTTTTGTAATAGGCGATGCATTGATATACGATATTGTATTGCCATTAGAAGATTATCCTATTGTACCATGTTGTAATGAGCATAATGGTAATCCATATCCTGCTGGCGATGTTAGGCATGCAAAGACCCCACAAAGAATGTTAAATAGAACTGAGGCATTGCTTATCTCTCACGCCACCAGTACGGCTAGTTTTAAATTAATATATGAAGACGGAGCAATAGACCCTGAAGAGCTTGAAAAATGGTTTGTACCTAATGCGATTATACGAGCAAACCCTTCTGCTTTAAGAGAAGGTAAAATTAAAGAACTATCGCCACCAGCAATAAGTTCCCAGCTTTATGTAGAAAAACAAAGATATGAAACAGATATAGAAACTGTATTTGGTGCTTACAAGTTTCAACAAGGAAATCCATCTGGTGCAGTTGGAACATTTGGTGAAGCTAAGATATTAGACGAAGCGTCTTCTAGAAAGCAAAACTGGAAAATACTTCCTGCATATGATATGCTAACACATGTAGGCAGAATAGTTTCAAAGTATATACCTTATGTATATGATAAGGAAAGAATTTTACGTGTAATCAATCCATTAGGAATTGAAAAAGAATTAAAAATTAATGTTCCAGTAATAAACGATTATAGCCTAGCTATTGAAAGAATGTATGACGTTACAACAGCTGAGGTAGATATTCGTGTAGTTATTGGAAGTACTCGCTCAAAAAGTCCAACGGCAGATTTGGCAAAAGATATACAATTATTACAAGCTGGTATTTACGACAGAACTCAAGTAATTATGGGATTACAAGGAGATGTAGATAAAGCAGCTTTAATTGGTAGGATGAGTGAAATTGAAAAACTTAGAGCGCAAAATCAACAATTGTCAAAACAATTACAGTCTATGACTGGAGATTTGCAAACTAGAGAAAGAGAACTGTTCCATACAAAAATGAGAGCAGAAGTCTCTGAAGCGACAAAGCCGGTTCAACAAGCGGTAAGTAACTTAAGGGCAACAGCGAAGAACGAGGAAAGAAAACAGAAAGAGATGACAGATAAAACAGCTATTGATTTAGCTGATTTAAGAAGCGCGGTTAACTCAGAAGAAACGGCTTCCAATCCGTTTGAAGAACAAATAGGATTGGGATAACCTTAAAAACAGGAGCATCGAATGTCTAAAAATACGACAAGTACACAAGAAACTAAAGACGATAACTTAATGGGAATGTTAAATACTTTTAACGAAGAACCATCTAGCTCAGAAGAAGTGAATGTGGAAAATGAAATAGAATCCGAAACAAAAGAAACTATTGAGCTTTCTGAACAAGAAATAACTCAAAAAGAAGAAGAAGCTGTACAAGACGTTAAAAAATGGCTTATTGATAATAAGTTTGAAGATACCGAAGAAGGTCGAGATAAGCTTGCTGATGCATATAAGAATATTCAAAGTGCAAAAGATAAAGCAGAAGGCGAACTTCGTGAAAAAAGTTCAAAGTATGAAAAACTTGAAGTGATTGATTCTTGGTTGCAAAAGAATCCTCATATTGTAGAAAAATTGCAAAAAGAAGCTGACAAGCAAGAAGTGGTAGGTCCACCTCAAAAGCCGGAAGATTATGAAATACTAGAAGAAGCAAGCGAAAGCTCTTCCTCCCAAGTCTGGCGACAGGAATATGACCAATGGCTAATTGACCAAGGCGCACAAAAGGCAATGAAACAATTTGAAGGTGTAAGGCAACAAGAAAGTCAAGTTAAAGCACGACAAGCTGAAATTAATGAACTTAAGTCACTTGGTATGACGGAAGAAGAAATACAATCATACTATGGTTTTATGAAAAGTCCGGAACGTGACTACTTCTAATATGGTTAAGGTGTGGAAGGTTCTGAACGAAAAACAAGAAAGTGTAAACACTCCTTCAGAAAAAGAAAAAGCTAGTCAAAGTAAAGTACTTGAAATGGAGAAGGTTCAAAGTGGAGCCTCAGTTGAAGGCAAACCTACTCCTGTTAAGAAACCTGCTGAAAAAGAATTAGATGACTTTATGAAGGGGATATTGCAATTTAGCAAATAAAAACCCTAAAATAAAGGAGTATGTATTATGCCAAATACATATGGTGCCGGAACTGCAACACAGTTCTCTGACGGCACACAAAGACAAATACTCGAATTAGGTCCAAAGATTTATTACTATAATGAATCCGTAACACCTTTGCTATCTATTTCTGGTCGTGCAGGCACAGTTGGAACTCCTGTACCGATTTTTGAATGGATGGAAGATGAGTATTTTATTAAAAGAAGCGTCAAGACTGAAATTACAAGTTCAGACGTAAATGATACTGCAACTGCTGGAATTAATGGCGATAACGCTATTATTAAATTCCGCAGACAAGCACAAGTAGAAGCCTTTGAAGTTGGTGGAATTTACACAGCTACTGTAGCTGGTGGTTCTGCTGCTTTAACAACTGCTGTAACACATTTTATTTGTGTTGCAATAGGTAAAGATGTAAACATGTCAAGTCCTAGTGACAAGCATGTTCAATTCTTGAGCGCACACAAGCATGCTACATTGAATGCTTATAACGTAGAAGCTGTAGCTGATAGTACTGATATGATTACTGCTGATGCTGCTGGCGTTATTACCTTAACATANGTTGCAACAGCTGGTCAGTTTTATGACAATGCTGTAGCAACTAGTTACTACGGAAATGACCCAATGGGATTTGGTGAAGTTAACTTTGCTGATGCCGATTATTTCATGGTAGCTGGTGGTAATGGTGAGTACGCTGAAGGTGCTGCTGTTGGTTCTGAAACTCGTAAAAAAGTTCGTAGACTAAAGAATTGTACGCAAATCTTTCGCGAGCCTTATACGATTACAAGAACGGCTAGAGTGTCTGACCAATATGGTGGACCAGAACTAGCAAGACTGCAAGCGCGTAAGCTAGCACAAATTAAAGCAAACGTAGAATACGCTATGCTTTTTAATGGTGCAATTAGCCTAGACGCTACTGCTGCTAATCCTAAAAGAACCTTTGCAGGTTTAGGTGTTGGTGGAACAGCTGGTGTTATTCAAACTAATAATGCTGATATTGATTCATCATTACAGTTAAATAACAGCTCTGGAACACTTGCATTGTTTGATGCTGTTGTTGAGCATATTTTCCAAGATACTATTGATGGTTCAATGGAAAAGACTGTTTTTGCTTCCAATAAATGGTTGTTAAAACTTACAGCAATGGTTAGAGCTAACTCTACAAGCAATCTTAACGCTATGATGGGCGAAGAAGAACGAGCTGGATTAAGAGTAATGAGTTACATGGGTCCTGTTGGAACCTTGAACTTTGTTCCTCATCCTTTCCTTCGCGGTGCGTATGAAGATTACGCAGTAGCTGTTGACTTTAGCAATTTTGATACACGCGTCTTAGCCGAATCTGACTTTCAGCTTCGCAGAGACATTGTACAAGATGGTAGTGATGGTCAAACAGACGAATGGTTAGTTGAAGCAGGTGCTGAAATTCGCCAAGAACAAACTCATGCAATCATGAAGCTTGTCTAAATAAGTATGATAAAATGGAGGGTAATTTATTGCCCTCCATTACTTAAAGGTTTAAAATGACTATACAAGAAAAAAAGAAATTACAACGAGTAGGTTTAACTAGATTAAACAGTCCAAAAAGAACTCCTAAACATGCTACAAAAAAAGGGATTGTTGCTATTCGTGAAAATGGTAAAATTAGAATTATACGTTTTGGCGCACAAGGAATGGGTCATAACTATAGTCCAGAGGCTAGAAAAAGTTTTAAAGCAAGGCATGGTAAAAATATTGCTAAAGGAAAAACATCTGCCGCTTATTGGGCAAATAGACTTTTTTGGGCAGGTAAAGGTGGAAGTACAAAAAGCCCGCCTAAATCACAAAAGCATGTAAAAGGAATAAGGAGACGTAAAGCATAATGAGATATCAAGAAGCATATGAAATGATTGAAGCAGGTTTGAGTAAATCAGCTTTAGGATTTCCAATTACAGAGCCTTTAATATCTAGTTTTTTTGACAATAAAGTTCAAGAGGTTGGAGGAAGGGTAGTTAGAAAAAGAGGTTCTCAAGAATTGTCTACTACTACTACAAATGTTTATACGTTGACGAATGAAGATGCTAGCATGAGAATATATAAGGTTACATTAATTGGTAGCAGTAACAGTAAAGCTGTTCCTTATGTTAGTGAAAAAAGATATTCAGAAGGTGCAGATGAAGGTACTATTCAAAACATTGGTTACTTTGTAAGTGAAGAAAATTCAAGTACTGGTACTATTACAGGTGCAACAAGTGCAAATCCAATAGTTATTACAAGTAGTTCTCATGGATTAGAGACTGGTGATAAAGTAAAAATAACTGGTATTGTTGGATTGCTTTCTGGTACAGGAGCTAAAAGTGAAGTTAATGATGTTGTTCATGAAATTACAGTAACAAGTGCAAATGCATTTTCAATCCCAGTTAAAGGCGCTGCTTACGGAACTGCTTATGGAAGTGCAGGGACTTGGACCTCAAAAGATATAAAGTTAACATTAACTAAAACACCTGATTCTGGTAGTACTTTAAAAGTTTATTACTATGCAAAGCCTATGCCTAAAAATGCAATTACAGACGGAGTTGATTTACCAGACCAACTTGTACCAGCTTGCGTTCATTATGCGTTAGCTCATTTTTTATTTTTAGATAGTCAAATGAAAATGGGTAGCGGTCATTATGGATTAGCAGAAAAAATAGAAAAAGAATTTATAGAGACAAGAAACTCAAGAGAGGCTAAACCAGATATTATACCACCACCATTACAGGATTTTATATTCTAATGAGTACATTTAAAGTAAGAATAGAAGATTATGTTGGGGCAGTAGGTGACGATACTTTTTTAGGTGACGCACTTACTGACACAGCAGCAGAAATTATAAGAGCAATACCTGACGATAAAGTTAAAAGTTTTACACAAGAATCTGTAGATATAACAGCAGCTTCTACAAATATAGCTAATCATAGAATAGTTAGTGTTATTAGGGAACGTGGTACAGATGGAGAGTATGTTGAGTGTAGAGAATTGCCTGTAAAGTATTTTAGGAAAGTTCAAGACTCTTCAAGCATGTTTGCTGCTAGCGTTGAATCTCCTGTTTATATTATTAAAAATAGCTCTATACATGTATTTCCAACTCCGGGAGCAAGTCCAAATGCTTTTAAAGTTGAAAGTGTAATATTCCCTACTATTGCAGCTAGTGCTACAGATATTACTGACACGCCTGATTCTTTTCCTGACAGCATTGAAGATATAGTTGTAGTTGGTGCTAGCGCAAAATCATGTCAATATTTAATGGCTAGAGTAAAAGATTCTATGCCTTCAGAACCTGTTTTAGTACTAG